GCCTGAGTCTGCAGTCCTGCTCCACAACAGTGCCAGTCAAAATGCCGTGGCCGCAAGTACCAGAGACACTACTGGAGCCACCAGCACAGTTAAAGCCAGTGAGCTTCTTGACACGGTAGTTGTAAATTATGCAACTTACTATGAAGTAGTAGAAAAACTAAAAGCTTGGCAGGAGTGGTACAAGACTCAAAAACAAATATACGAATCTGCTAAGTAAGGACTGCTATGATTGATCCAATCACACTTTTTGCACTAGCTAACGGAGCAGTTAGTGCCGTTAAAGCTGGATGTAAACTTTATAAAGATATAAAAGGTGCGGCTGGTGATGTTCATGAAGTTTTAAAGGATATTGATAATCAGTTTCATAAACGTTATCCTCCAGATAAGCCACCTAGTTTAGCTGCAAAAAATCAGTATATTCAAGAAAAAAATCGTGTTATTGAGTTAAACAAACACGATGGCAATACTACAAATGTTTATCAACAAATTGGTGAACACTTAGGTACTTACTACGATAATTACTATAGGTGCATAGCAGTTTTTGAAGAAGAAGAACGCCGTAGCCGTACAGAAGTATATGTGGGAGATAGCAGTCTAGGTAAACGAGCACTACAACGTGTGCTAATGCGTAAGCAACTAGAGCAAATGGGTACTGAGTTACGTGAATTAATGATATATCAATGTCCACCAGAATTAGGTGCTCTTTATACCGAAGTAGAAGAGATGATGTTAAAAATTGGCAAAGAACAAAAAATTCTTGTTGCCAAACAAATGCAACGTTATCGTGTAGAAGAGGCTAGGCGACTAGCTAGAAATAAGAAATTAACTGAACAAGCAGTAATTGGTGTTGGTATTCTTATTGTAATAATGTTTTTTGGTTTTTGTATGATGTTAATTGCTTATGATCGACAACAAAAATATCCAGAATATGGATATGATATAATTCCTCACAGAGAGGTAAAAGGAAATATTAATGGGCGTAGAAATCTCAAACAGTGAACAACAAAAAGAAGATTGGATGAATACTAAATGGCGTCCAATGATGGGTTGGACATATATGGCAACTTGTCTATCTGACTTTGTTTTATTTCCAATTTTTTGGAGTTTGTTGCAGTCGCTAAGTCATGGTAGTGTACAAACACAATGGCAACCTCTTACACTACAGGGTGCTGGTTTATATCATATTGCAATGGGTGCTGTTCTTGGTATTGCTGCTTTTGGTCGCACACAAGAAAAGATTAGTCAAAATCAATTACCTGTTCCGCCAACTAAACCACCTACAGCTATTCCTAGTAAAAAGGACCCTGAATTATGAAAAAGTTATTTGTAGTATTTTGCGTAGCATTATCACTAGCAGTTGCACCAGTACTGGCAAAACCAGTACCTAAATGCAACGGCAAACCTTGTAAAGTGCATAAAATGTTAAAAGGAAATAAAGTCCCAGAGCCAGCAAAGAAAAACAAGAAATAACTTTAAGGATACTTTATGACAAGTTCAGGTAAAAAAGCTCGTAAAAAGCAACAACAAGCATTTAATGAGTATCAAGAGGATTTATTCCCAGAAGGCCCTCCAGTTTCAAAATTTGTGCCAATTAAACCACTAAATTTTATTCAAGGCGAGTACTTGGAAGCAATTAAAAGTTGTGATATTATTTTTGGTATTGGTAGTGCAGGTACTGGTAAAACATTTATAGCAGCTAATTATGCGGCAGAACAGCTTTACTATAAAAATATAACTAAAATTATTTTAACCAGACCTAACGTAGAAACAGGAAGGGGATTAGGATTTTTACCTGGTGATCTAGACGAAAAGTATGCTCCTTATCTAGAGCCTTTTACGCAAGTATTTAAACGTGCATTAGGTCCAGGACTATATGAGTATTCACTAAAATCAAAATCAATAGACCCTAAACCACTAGGATTTATGCGCGGCGCTAGTTTTGATAACTGTGTTATCCTAGTAGATGAATGTCAAAACATGACAAAAACTGAGTTTAAAATGCTGTTATCACGCATAGGTAAAAACTGCAAAGTTATTTTAAGCGGTGACCCAGAACAGTGTGATATTTCAGACAGTGGATTGTTAGATGCAGTTAAACGACTTGAAAGATTACCTGGCATTGAAGTTGTCAGATTTTTGGACGAAGATATTGTTAGATCAAAAATGTGTAAGCAAGTAATTATTGCCTACAAAGATTAAAAAATTTTACACTTGTGTTGCTACTACTAAAGTGATATAATAGTGTTTTTATAGGTATTATAATTATGGCAGAAACATATACGCCCACAGAGGGTATGGCTAGTGCAGCTAAACGTGCACTACAATGGCATGCAGACGGCAAACCTGGAGGCACATTAGTAGGTTTAGCTAGAGCTAATCAACTAAAAGATCGTAGTCCCCTAACTGCTTCAACTGTACTTCGTATGCACAGCTTTTTTAGCCGACATGAAGTAGATAAACAAGCTACTGGATTTTCAAGCGGTGAAGAAGGTTTTCCTAGTAAAGGCAGAGTAGCCTGGGATATGTGGGGCGGAGATGGTGGTCAAACTTGGGCTCAACAAAAACGTGATCATATTATGAATCAACGTGAAGGCAAAAGTTTAAAAATGGATGAAACAATGACAGAATTTCAAAAAACAATCTTAGCAGCTTTTGCTACTGAGTTTAGCTTTTACCTAAAAGCAGCTAATTTTCACTGGAACGTTGAGTCACGTGATTTTTATGAGTATCACCTACTATTTGAACGTATTTACACTGAAGTATACGAATCAATTGATGGTTTTGCAGAAAATGTTCGTACACTAGACTTATTTGTACCAGCAGGCTTAGAACAGTTAGCTGAGTATTCACTAATTGATGATAGCGTAGCTCCGCTAGACACCAATACTATGGTTAACACACTACTAGTGGACAATGGTACAGTAATAGATGTACTAAATAGCGCATATAATATGTGTGGTTTATACACAGAATTTGGTTTTCAAAACTTTTTAGCAGACCGTATTACTGCACACAAAGCACACAACTGGATGTTAAAAGCCAGTCAAAAGTTTTGATAAAAAAAGCCCCTAAGTAGCAATACTTAGGGGCTTTTTTATTAATTAACTATATTCCAGCGAGCACCGTCAAATACAACAAAAATACTTTGTTCAGAGCCAAGAGTTTTATCTCCTGAGCTGTCTAAGTTTTGTGCAGTGCCTTTGACTTTTATGTTGCCTTCAACTTGATTTTTAACTATATACACTTTACCAACTATTCCTAGCGGTAGTGTTATAGTAATATCTTTTTTAATAGCGCCAATATAGTAGTCTGTGGCTAGTGCAGTGTAATTTATTGCGGTTAATTTTACGCTTATTAGACTGTTTCCGCCAACAACACTTAATATACCTGAAGGTGTTATAGCCAAACCACTACCAACTTGAACAACACCAAGTGATGTAGTAGTTGCTTCTTCACAATCTAGTGTTACTGGAAGTATTCCAGGTGGTGATATTGTACTTGATGAAGGATTTTGTTTTAGTGCGGTTCCTGCAAGTACAACATTGGGTTGTCTAACATAAGCCATAATAGTTTAAGTTAGTAGCCACTGAACACCATCATAGATGAGTGTTAGCGAACCATATGGAGTGTTAATTACTGCGTTTACAGCACCATCAATAGTGCCTGCAGTTGGAACAATAGTAATAGGTGTTGCAACGCTAGCTAAACCTAAACCATCTTTAATAATAAAAGTTTGACCTGTTACGCCAACAGGTAAATTTACTGCAACTGGTACTGGTCCAGGTACTTGTACACTAATTGCGGCATCTGCCGATAGTACTGCTACTGGTGTTGTTACCGCAATTCTAATTGCTGTAATTACTACACCGCCAGCACTAATAGTAATCTTATTTGCGCCAGTGCCTGTAGTAGGTGTAATTACTATACCAGTACCTGCTACAATACTGGTAGGATTATTTGTATATGACATGTTTGTCCTTTAATTAAGTTATGCTCCAATTGGAGCCGTTGAATACTACTGTTATACTACCAAAAGGTACATTAATAGTAGCTGTGCCAATATCGACGTTTTGCGCTGTTCCTTGAACAGTAATTGGCGCGTTATTTGCATTTCCGCTACAATCTTTGATTACATATACTGTGCCCAAAATACCTACTGGCAGTGTAATTGTTACAGGTGCTATACTTAATACACATAAAAAATAGTCCGTAACTGTGGCTGTATAAGTTGCCGTTGTAACATCAGTTACTGGCACTACGCCAGGTGTACCAGGCGGTCCTGCTGGTCCTTGTGGTCCTTGTGGTCCAGGAGGTCCTTGTGGTCCTACTCCATTATTGTCTATATATAAGTCACAATCTGGAAATGGAGGATAGGGAGGAAATGGAGGAAATATTGGTGTAAAAGGTGCAATTCCTTGTGTTTGTGATTGTGTTTGAAACATATTACGCCACTTTCATTTGCGAATATAGCATCCATCCATGTTTACGGTGTTGATCCATTCGTTCAGTTAAAAAATTGCCTAAACCAAATTCTTCTAATTCTTCAGCCATTTTGTAAGTAGTTACCAAATCTGTATTTACTTTGCCATTGGCTAAGTATAAATTATAGATCATTTCTTCGGGCGTAGGCCACATTGCTTTATACTCAGGATCTGTATCTACACTAGATAGCTCCATTAAATTTGCAAACTTTGAAGGTACATAAGCTCTAACACTTCTTACATGATCTGCAAAAGGCTCTAATTTTTTATCTACTTCATTGTAAATCTTACCAAATAAATCAAAATATTCTGAGCTTTTATCGCCTTCAATATTCCAGTGATAGCATTGCGCTAATAATAAAAATCCATAGGTTGTTGCAAAGGACTTTCTAGTCCAAGCTTGTAGGTCTGTTAAAGTTGCCATTCGTTTTCTCCTTGTAAAAAGCCCCCACTGCTTGTGGCTGAGGGGGCTTAACTAATTAACGAATGTTAGTGTTAGTGTTTGATGGGTTAGCGGTTAGTGTACCACTTCCAACGTTAATTGCTTCATTGGTTGAACGAATTGATTGACCTAGTCCCCAAATCATATTAGCCAATTGACCATATTGTTGTTGTTGCTGTGTTTGTTGCTGCATCTGATTGATGTTATTAGTATTAGTTAGTGTAATACCAGCTGAAGCTTCTTGTAAGCGTCTATCACCACGTAATTCAATGATTTCATTTTGTGCTGTAGTTAGTTCACGTTGTAGATTAGCTTCATATTGTTGAACAATTAGTGCACGAGTAGTAGTACCGTCAGCAGTAATAGCACGTTCTGTGTTATTAAATCCAGTTAACATATTTGTATTAACTTGATTTAATTGTTGTGATAACATCATTGCCGTTGCATTAGTAGCTTCTTTTGCAGCGTCAATACGAGTTGCTAGTGAAGCTGTAATGTTGTTAAACTGATTTGTCAATCCTAAGCTTTGTGTTGCCTGTGAAGCTTCAAATTGTGCAGCATTAACTGCTACTGATTTATCTACTGCACCAATTGACTGCATTAATTGCATATTGGCTGTAGCTTGACCAGTTAGAGCGGCTGCTCCCCCGCCATTACTTTCTCCACCAAAAAGACCGCCTTGACCGTTGCGTAGTAAACTACCTAAAATCAATCCGCCAATCAATCCGCCACCGCTTCCAAAACCTAGACCGCCGTCTCCACCGCCACTCATCATCATTCCGCTTGGGTTTAATACTTCTGCCATATTTTTATCTCCTAAAGATGTTGTTGCATTACTAGCAACTTGTTTAATTTGTTTTGCCAATTTCTCGTAGTATTTACGAGCTTGATCAGCTTGCTGATTTAGCGCACTCACTAGATCATTAGTAACAGCTTTTTCTACATCTGCTTGTGCAGCTGCAGTTCCTGTTGTTGTACTATCTACTGGTACGCCTTCTACTGTATCGTCTGCCAATTACAGCTCCTTGGATATAGTGATACTGCGTATCACGCGCAGCCGAAACTTTTTCGACTTGTGATAATTATAGCATAAATATTGTTTCTAGTCAATAATAGCTTTTACGGCTCCAGGAGTATTTTAATATAAAGGCTTTTTAATTCCAGTAACAGGATAAATAAAACGTTGTTAATTATGTTCCGCAAACAAAAAAGCCCCGTAGACAAAATCTACGGGGCTTTTCTTTTTGGATAAAATTTATTCTTCTACTTGACTATTAACATTCATTTCTTGCAGTTGTTGTTCAGCTTGAGCTTTAATATTTGCACATAGTGGGTTGCAAATTTTTGCTGGAAGCTCTTGTAAAGCTTCCAAAATGGTATTAGCTTCAGTTAAAGTTAGTTTTATATTAAATATTGCTTCTTCGTTCATTTTACGGGACAAGCTCCTGTTGCACACTCAGTGTCTGTAATCTCATCAAAACTATTTGTGTTATTAAGATCAACTAGTGATAGGGTTTTTACATATTCTTCGTAATCTTGTTGAGTTACTACTTCTTGTGGAAGGTATAAGTAGCCAAGATCTTTAGCTGTTTTAGTTGGGTCTGTACGATAGATAAATGATACACCTACATAGCAATCCCAATTAATTAGCAACCAGTCAATAATTGCAAGTACTTCACTTGGATCATAACTAATTGTTACACTAGTATTTTGCTGATTCCACGAAGTTTGCAACATTTTATATCGTTCTAGTTGTGTAATAGCTGACTCTAAATTAACTTCCTTACCATCAACCTTATCAAAAGGAATTCCTTCCCAAGCTACTGGAAAAGTTACCAACACGCCACTATCATCAACAGGGTGATTAATTACTCGGTAATTAGCTTCGCGTAGTTTTTCTACTACTGGATCGTGCTTTGAAAACTGCACATTATTAAAAATATACTTACCTAGTGGCTTGTGCACACCTTCAGTACAATCCATAATTTTTGAAAGCGTTCCTGACGGCTTAACACAAGTAATATTTTTAGGTGCTGGTAGCTCTAATTCTAATGCCATTCCCATTGCTGCACTAGTAGCTGTACGTTTTAAGTATTCGTAATCGTAGCTGCCCATGTCTGGTCGCATTGCAATGCCTGTTAAACCTACACCACATAAACGCATAAAGTAGTTATTTAAATGCCAGGCTTCTTGGAGTATGCCGTCTTGAAGATTAACACAGGTCTGTCTGTAGTTTGCTCTAGCTGCCAAACGTATGGCTGTGTGCAAACCAGCGGTGTCGCCTTTAAATTTGGAAATGTCAGTTTCGGTAAGGTTACAGAAACTCTTATTTCCGAGTAGGATTTCCACACAAGGGTTTGCTCCTTTGAACCAAGGTGCTCTGCGAATAGCTTCTTCTTCATTAATAAATCCTGGTTCACTTCCGCCTGCTTCAATCATCATGGCAAAGATGCGTTCTAAGTCAGACTTAAGTGGTTTTTTCTTAAATACTAGTGAATTATTTGATTGTGTGCGGTGTGCATTATTGTACAACCACCAATCTTTTTTGGCTACTGCAAATTCTTCCCACTCTGGTTGTCCGTAGTCAAAAAGGGCAATTTCAGCACTGCGGCGACTGGATAAAATAGTGCCAAGATGATTAACAATGTCCAGAATATCCATCCTAGTAAGTAAACTATCAGCACGGCCATTAAGTATATTGGCGATAGCAAGATAAGCAGTACTAATAGCATCATCGCCCGAAGAAATCCAACCATAACCTTTTAACCTTTCCCCTGCAGGGCGTAATTGTGAAAAATCTAATACCAGCGTATTTGCTGGATATTTACCTGCTAGCAGTTTGCCAATAGATTTGGCCCAAGCTTCTGCTGAATCACCAATTTGTAGTGTCCAAGTTGCTGTTTCACTGTCCCAAGTTTCTGTGTTGTGCTCATTACCACCTTTGGCAGTGCGAGTAGACCTAATTGCACGAATATTTTTAATAGGCTTTGAAAAGCCGTTTAGTGTGCCAACAATTGGTTTGAAGCCTACGCCACAACCTTGTAGCAGCAACCATAGAACATCTACTACATCGTACACTGTTTCTACATTAGTAAAACTACAATTAAATTGCGATGCTTCACGTGTTTTAGCTACGTTTGTACCGCCTAACCAAAGTGTGCGACCACTCATTAAAACCTTACGATCTAACATAAGCTGTTCTAAATCATAAAGTTCTGCGTATTCTACATCATTTAGTTCACGTTTTACTGCTCGCTGCCATAACCATTCTTGATGGTCAATAACTCTGGCAACTGTTTCTTGCCATGTTTCAAACTGTTTGCCGTCATCGCTAGTAGGGCGATTATATGTGCGTCTGGTAATTACTTGTGCTCTTGTGCTTACTGTCATTTTTATCCTTTATTTACCAGTACTGCCAAATCCGCCAGTACCGCGTTCTGTATCATTCCATGCATCTACAAATGCAGGCAATAAAACTGGTAAAATTACCAGTTGTGCAATTCTATCACCTACTTTAATCTCGTAACGATCTTCGCTGGTGTTTTTTAAAATTATTTTTATATTTCCACGATAGTCGCTGTCAATAACGCCTACGCTATGAGGGATTGTAATTCCCTTTTTCCCTTGCGAACTCCTATTAAAAACAAAGCCTGCGTAGCCTTCTGGAATTTTTACCGCTACTCCTGTATCAATCATTTTTTGTTCGTTTGGATAAATCTCACAACTTTCAGTGCTCATTAAATCTGCACCAGCATCTGTGGGATTAGCACGTTTTGGTAAAAATGCTTTGTCTTCTACTAGACACTCAATTACTTGTTTTATGGCTACTCCACGGCTGTGGTCGTAGCTCTGATTAATATTTATAAAATTACTCATTTATATACTTTTCCAAAATTTCATCTATTGTTTTACAGTTTTCTGTGCCAACCGCTTCTTCACAATGCGTAACTAAATCCATTAACTGGTAGTTTACTACTAGTTGGTCTTTGCACTTATTTAGCTCTTGAATATACTTGTACTTGCCGCTTAAGGGAATACTTGCAATAATGTCCCAAGTAGATCCAAATTCTTTAACCAAGCTAGTGGCTCGTTTTGGCCCCACACTAGGTACACCAAAAATATTGTCTCCAGTATCCCCCATAAGACACTTAATACTAATATATTCTTCTTGCGACCACTCATAGTGATTTTCCCAATTTTCATGGGTAACTTCTTTGCGAGTAACATAGCTAAATCTTGACACTTTAGGTTGAATTAATAAATCCCAGTCTTTATCGCTGGACACTAACCAGATTTCATCAAATGGAAGTGTTTTCTTTTTTGATACAATATATGCAGCTATATCGTCTGCTTCTACACCTTGAAACTTAATAACAGGATAGTTAGTATTTGTTTTAATATGTTCTAGTGTAGCTAAAAAGTCTTCAAAGAATAACTCAAAAGCTGCGTTTTCTGCATCAGTTTGTTCGGCTTGTTTGTCTTTACGATTTTGCTTGTACTCTGGGTAAATTGCTTTTCTGTAAGTACTAGAGCCTTGGTCACAAGCTATAATAACGTGTGATGCTTTATAACTTTTCTTTAAGCTATTTACTGTGCGAAGATAGTCTTCAGCAAAATCTGTAGCACCACTATGCTTATAACGAAAAGCTAAGTTTAATGAGTCTACAATAAGTAGTGTATTATT